ATTATAATTCATCGCAGGAAGAGTTGGGTACCCTTGGTTTTTTACGAGAAGAAGGTTTTCTCGATGGGGAGAATTTTAAAGATCTATATAAAGAAAAGACCCTATTAATTTATGATCTATGCCACAGCATGAATGTCCGAAAGGCAGTTGTCCCTTATAAAGGGGGTGAAAGAGCATTTGATCAGCTACTATATGATATTGAATATCAAGTGGCTAGTGATAGCGGCGATTATAGTGGTTGCTCAGTAGAGCAATACTCTTCAACTATTGGTGCTGATATTGATTTTACCACCATGTACCTTTGTTATGAAAGACTTTATTGGAATGTTTGGCCTAAAGCCATTACCGAAATACCCTATGTTAAACCTGTTGGTCTAGGGGAACCATTTAAGGTTCGAGTCATTTCAAAAGGTCCACCTATGAAATATTTTTGTCTAAAACCTATTCAAGAATATCTTTGGAGTAGTCTTAAAAAGAATACTGTTTTCTCCTTAATCGGGGAAATGGTTTCTGCTGATCACATTAATAATATTTTTTGTGACTGGAATCCGAATGGACCAGAACTTATTGTTTCAGGAGACTATAAAGCATCTACAGATAATTTACATTCTTGGGTTTCTAAGGCTATCAATGATTGTTTGATGGAGATAATTGAAAAACGTTTTCCTAAGGAGGATTTGGAACTTCTCCCAGAAGGGTTTTTCAAAGATCTTCATCAGATGATTGAAGATTGTCTTACTAATCATATATTTGACAATCGCAAAAAATTAAGAGATAATGCGATAGGTAACACCTATACTCCCGAGATACCCGGGTTGGGATTGTTACTGCCTCAAAAGGAGGGTCAATTGATGGGTTCAATTATTTCATTCCCATTCCTTTGCATAGCTAACGCTGCTTTATGCCGTTGGGCAATGGAAATATCTAACAATAAGACTTATCGAATCAGTGATTCTGATCTCTATGGGGATCCCCTTGCGAAATTACGCGTAAATGGGGATGATTGTGTCTTTTGTGGTGATGAAAATAACATCAGATATTGTTGGGAGGAAATTGGTAATTTCCTTGGCTTGTCTTCTTCGGTAGGTAAAACCTATTTTTCGAAGGAATTTTGCGTTATTAATTCGGTTCTGTTTGATTTCAAACGATATGATTCTGAAAGTTATCTTAGATTCTCTGATTCTATTGGATACTTTTTGGAACGACCTTATATAAATTTAGGGTTACTCTTTGGTCAACCGAAAACCTGTTTTGGTAATGCCGACAAGCAAGTTTGGCACCTAGGCCCAATACACCGAGACTTATTGTCTAAATGCCCTGATTTGCCCGAAATACGGGAGAGAGTCCACAAACAATTTATGTTTAATGTGAGACCAATCTTAGAGAAGATGGAAAAGGACATCGGTTACCATATGAAATGGTTTTGGCCTGAATGGTTAGGGGGTGTGGGTTTAGATCCTACATATGAAAAGAAAGGAATTTCTTTCTTCGATAGAGCTACAGCTTATGTTCAGAGAAAACTGATTGCTATGGACAGCTCTCTTCGACCCCAAAGAGGAGGAGACTTCATCGAATGGAAAATGCACGAACTGATTAGTAAGCGATATTATAAAGCTCTAAATTGGCTAGGTGAGTGCCCGTTCTTGGAAGCACAAAATGATGAAGATACTTGGGTGTCTCTAAAGGATGAGAGTGACAGAATATATGGGAAATTGACCCTATCGCTGTTATTTGATCCTTTAGTTGACCTAGACGAGTTGCATAAGAAGACAATAGTCTATGTAGAAGCAACTAACGGGGAAAAGAAACCTAGTAAGGAACAGATCAAGAGAGATCTATTCCAGGAAACGTATCTACGGAATCTAAAAATCTATCGTTCAAATACTGAACAGATTGCTCTCTGCCACGAATATGTGTTAAGCGAGAGAGGCCTCAAACAAGGAATATTACCCTTGGAGGACATGGTTCATGATTCGTCTAAACTTTATCTACCACTATGTGAGAAGACGTTCAGACAACCCCA